GATCTGTATTTGGATAAACGTTTGTGTAGCCCTTCCATGTAGAACCATTATGTACAAGTAGGTCAACTTCATCAATTGTTGAGCTATACCATAATCTTCCGTCTTCTGTTAGGCTTGTTGGGCCTGTGGCTTTAGCTACATAGCTAAACACGTTTTTAGCCGGATCAGCCTCTGACCAATTACTTACAATAATTGATGTAGATGTTACTTCTGTAACCGTAATTGGATTAACTGTTTCACTAAATCCTGCTAACAAGAATGCGCCATCGGTGTCAGTAATTACTATCTCTCCACCTAATGCATGTGAAAGAACAAGTCTATCGTCGCTAGTAACAGATGCAGATACATTTGTTAGACCTGCGCTATTAATTGCTGCAGCAAAATTGTTTAAAGTAGCAGTCGCATCACCAACTACTTTTGCAAATGATAACGCACCTGAAGAAACTGTAGTAGCACTATTGGCTACTGTTTCTGAGATTGAGAAATTATTTGTTGCTTGAAAACTACCAATATTAAACGTAGTAGAATTAGAAGATGTACCAAAAATTAAAGACGTTGCTTGAGTGTCACCCGAACGTGATCTCTTATACAAGGTAAAATCAGCTAATGGTTTAGCTGCACCTGTAACATTAGATTTCACATAAAGAGACCCAACGGCAATGTTTTTTCCGCCGCCTGCTTTATCTAATCCGTAGATTGCATTAATATTGTTGCTATAGATAGGAGCTTCAACTGCTGTCCACAATTTAGTAGTTGAATTAAATTTCTTTACTCTCCATCTTGCACCTGAATTAGGTTCGGTAGTCTTGATCCATACCGATCCTGTTGGGCGCGGATTTGCGTCTGATGATTTATATGAAGGAACTTCAGTATGTTTTGAAATCTGAAGTGCTGGCGGATAGTATGTACTTGCCGTAATACCTAATGTGGTTAAGGCTGTTCCGAGCCCGACATTGGCAATAGTTACACTAGTACCGTGTGCTCCATCATAAAATATCTTTAATTTATTTGTTTTAGTATCAGCAACTGCGCTAACGCCGAGACTTGTGCCAGCTGTAGTAATCGCTGTTGCTAGCGCCGCTAAGTTAGCATAAGGACTTGCTGCTGTTGTAAATGCAGGATTTCCCTGAACTGTAATTGATAATTCACCTGTAATAGAACCTGAAACAGAATTCGTTCCAGCAATAGTTGGCCATGATTTAACCCAATCTGACGAACCGATATGTTTCCAGCCGCTTTCTGCTCTGTAATACATTCTGTTTGCTGTATTGTATGTTACAACAGCATATGATCCAATTTTACCAACAGAGCTTTTTGGAACTCCTGATGTTAGTTGAGTCGGATCGTTAACGATAATAACATCTTTGTTTGTAAACTTTTGTCCTGCACCAGTTGTAGTTGGAACACCACCGTCCCACTCAAATACACCCCAGCTAGTATTAGCTGTGTCTAACCAATATTGGTTATTTGATGGGTAGCCTGCTGGGGCGTCCGGTGTTGCATCGAGTTCGCTAAGATCTAAATCAGCACGTACAACAAAAGCACGGTTACTAACTCCTAGGAAGCTGTATGCAGCCTGTAGACCGTATTCATTCTGTTCGCCAGCATGGATAGGATTATTGTTATTGTCGGTTTTGAAAATTGGATCACCAAAGGTGTCTCCAAGATCCTTTTGGCTGGTTAATAGATAAACTGTGCCAGCATTAGCTGTCAAAGTACCTGGGGCTGTGCCGGTGCCGCCACTATTTGATTTGTTTGAAGCTGAAGCAACAATAAACAACGGTGTTGTGCCCGGCTCCGCTGGTGTATAAAAAGACTCGTCAATTACTTTGACTTCTACGCCTGGTGAACTTAATGCCATCTTGGAATCTCCTAAGGTTCATGTTCTAATAATATTTAGCCCAGATTTTGAAAAATACCAAGTTATCAAATGGTAAAAAGGGATAAAAAAGGGCACCATAAATACAATATGACTAGACCTTTATGCCTTTGCGGTAAGAATCCAGCTGCCGTTAACTATCGTAAGAACAGTAGAGTATACTATAGGAAATTATGCGAAAACTGTCTGCGATATGGGGGTGCAGGCAAAGGAAATCCTAAATGGTATCAGGACGGGTATAGACTGAAAAGTCAGTGCGATAAATGCGGGTATAAAAGTAAGCACAAAGAACAATTTAATGTCTATCATGTAGACGGAAATCTAAATAATTCCCGTCCTACAAATCTCAAGACAATATGTGCAAACTGTCAGCGAGTTTTACAGAAAGAGGGCTATCAATGGAAACAGGGCGCTCTAACACCAGATTTTTAATCTGTTCGAACAGGTCGTCGATACTTCCATTGTTGTCAATTTCAGTATCAATACCTTTACCGATCCACGCCGTTTCTGAAGCATGAATTCCTAGTTGTTCTATTCGCATTTTACTTCTTGCCCAGTTCATATTTGTAGGTCCTTGATTCATGTTCCAAGCATCCTGATACCAATCCGGATCTGGACCTCTAATTACCCGAACAACTTTTCCGCCAGCATTTTTGATTGCTTTAATTTCGTTAGGGAAACGAACGTCTGAAATTACAATGTTATCTTTAGTTTTACGCATCTTATTTTCCACGCTGGCAATCCAGATATCGTCATGAAAACCTTGACGGCAAACTTCTGTACCCCAGTATTGTAGAATCCAGCGAGGAGTTAAATTAGGCATGTTTAAGCGTTCTGCCCACCACGGATCTATTTGTTCTCGCCATGCTCTGGCTTCTTTAGTGCGACCTTCTAGAAGAACGCGATCCCAACCAAACACGGCCGAAACCGCATCTTTAAGTGTATTTGCAAATGAGTCTCTACGGAATCCGTGAAAATTAACTAGATAGTCAGCGGCTGTATCTTTGCCGCTGCCAATAAATCCTACAAAACCTATGATCATAATATCTCCCGGTGATATTATATATTACAGGAATTATTTTAATTTGTCAAGAGTGATTAAACACCATATTTGTTACGTTTTACTTTAGCTACCGGGCTAGTTTTATTAACATCAGCTACTTCAAGACTACGCTTGCCGCTCCAGTTTTGAATCTTTCCTGCACCAACTTGTTTAGCAGCCTTTTTAACCATTTCAAATTCTTCGTCAGTGTATGTTGATAACAACGGATCCCCACCAATCCAGTTGTCTGCTTCCATTTCAGTAGGGTATGTGGGAGCACCTGCTAGAGCTATCCCCATACGATAATTCATATAAGCACTACCTGTGCTTTGATTTAAGCCCGGCAATGTACTAGCGTTCTTCATAGCGGCTTTTTGACTTTTTTCGATCTTTTTCATCGGTCCGCTTTCATTAATGATTTCAAAGACTTTCATATTACTAGTTATCCAATAATGAATGTATAGCCTGTTCCGCCAGGAATATAAGTTTCGAGTTCTTTATCTAATTTCTCTAACTCTTCTTTACCGGCTGATTTTAAATCTGTACCGTTAAGACTTCCGCCGCCTTGCGGGCCAGCAATACTTTGAAACTTGCTACGTGCCTCGCCTAGCATAATCTTACAAGTTGCTAGAGTATAGTCTCGCACCCATTGTTTAGCATACAGATCTTCTATAATTACATGATCTGGTCTATAATTTTGACAACGCATCATTACTACTTCACCCTCAGTAAAAGGGCGCTGCAATATTCTCAGAGTGTGACTTGTAGGTATCCATTGGAATTCAATGTAACTTCCGAATATTTTACCCACCATTTCTTGGTAACTTGCAAACAAGAAGTAAGTTGCTATACCACCTAACATAGTCGAATTTAATAGATAAGTGTTTGTGTAAGCTAAATTAAACGGCTCAAAATTTGATCCTGTTCCGCCCCCGGTTCTTGAACCCAATGTTCGTCTAAAACAACTTTGTACGTTTACTATTTCTTTTGGCAATACGTAATCATTCTGGTCTTTTTTAAGTTCCAAAAACACATAACTTTCCTCAACAGAATTTGCGCTACGTTGTCGAAAACGTGTCAATGTGCGATCTAATGCCGTTTCGTAATGTATAGGATCAAGTTCAAC